CCACGCGCCTCAGACGTCACTATCTGCGCAGATCCAGACCTCGACGTAGAAAAATGCGTTGACGTGCTGCAAGGCGACGGAAGCACCGCCGTGCACGTCGTGCGCTTCGACGCACTTGACATCGAAGGCGTAAAGGACGCCAACGATTATCTACGGGAAGCCGGAGAACACAAGCTGCGTGAAGCGCTCGCCAGTGCTAAGCCATTCGCCGTACTTGCGCAAGCGGAAAAGCAAAGCCAACGCCAGTGGCCAACGAAATTTGAAGTCATCGACCCAACGCTGATACCCAAGCGCCGTTGGATCTATGGCACGCACTACATCCGCGGCTACGTCAGCGTCCTCGCGTCGCAGGGCGGCATCGGTAAGACGTCAATGCAAACCGTGGAAGGCATATCCATCTGCATCGGGCGTGCGCTGCTGGAGGAGCCGGTGCGCGAGCAGTGCAACGTCTGGATCATCAACGGCGAAGATCCCTTCGAGGAGATGCAGCGCCGCATCGCGGCAGTGCTCATACATTACAACATAAAGCAAGAGGAAATCGAAGGGCGCCTGTTCGTTGACGCCGGACGTGATCTCATGATTCAGTTCGCAAAGCAGACGCGCGACGGCATCCTGACGGACGAAGACATGTTGGCCTACATGGTCGAGATGATAAAGGAAAACGAAATCGGCTTGGTTATCATTGACCCGTGGGTTGGCTTCAACGACATCAACGAAAACGACAACGTCGCAATGAACGCAGCCGTCGCGGCCGCGCGCTGGGTCGCAGACCAAACCGGCGCAGCCGTCGTCTTAACGCATCACATCCGAAAGACAAACGGCGAAGACGCAACCATCGACAGCGTTCGCGGCGCCGGATCTCTGATCGGTGCAGCGCGTGCGGCGCGGGTCATTAACAAGGTCAGCCAAGAAGACGCGCTGAAGCTCGGCGTGAACGAGCAGGAAAGCCTCGGCATATTCCGCGTTGACGATGGCAAGGCAAACCTCGCACCGCCGGCGGCGAAGGCCGTGTACAGGCGTATGCACGGGGTGGAGCTGCCAAACGGTGAATACGTGGGCGTCTGCGTGCCGTTCAAAATGCCAGACCTTTTTGACGGGGTCAGCGCAAGAGACGCGCAGGCCGTGCAGCGCCTCGTTGGAGCGGCCGCCGAGCGGCAGGAGCCGTACCGCCTAGACGCGCGGGCGAACCACTGGGCCGGCAAGTGCGTGGCCGTGCAGCTCGACCTAGACGTCGACAAGAAGCACGAGAAGGCCAAGGCAAAGGCTATCTTAGCCAAGTGGATCGAAACCGGCGTGCTCAAGGTGGAGGAGTGGCCAGATAAGCGGCAGGGGCGCGACGTGCAGTGCGTCGTCGTGGGAGAGTGGATCAGTACAACGGAGATAGGTGGCTAATATGGAAACATTTAACCCGAAGATGGAAGCCATGGCCGCGCAGATACATTACTACGCCAGCCGGCGCGAGTGGGACATCTCAGCGCGTGAGCTGGCGGACATACTTGGCGTACATCATCTGCACATCATATCAATAACAAATCGTAAAAGCTGGACGCATCGGCTGCGCAGGACGGCGCTCGATAAGACGGCACCAAAGCTAACAGAGGGAGATAAGTGGCTATGATTGAATACAGCTATAAATACAGCAACAAGAGCGAGGAGCGAAAGCCCGTCAACGAAAGCATCGAGTTTTACGATGGTCGTGGTCGGTATGACATGGGCTTTAACGTCTGGCATGGTGATGCGCACGTCGTGTCAATTAGAGGCGCGACAGCCCAAGACATGCTGGCTGCGTTTCTGCGCAACGCGTCAACGCATCACTTGTACTATTTTAAGCGTGGATTAGAGGATGAGCTAAAATGGAGGAAAGGTGATGACTAGACCCTTTTACGAAACCGCCGAGGATCGTGCGAACGAACGCAAGCTGGCCAGATTAATTGAGCAAGAGTACAATTGTATTCTACGCAAGATGCCGATCAAGCTGTCGCTCGACTTCATGGCGGAGCGCAACGGGCGTGCCGTCGCGTTCATAGAAGCCAGACAACGCAAGACGCCGATGCACAAATACGACACGTACATGCTGTCGCTTTACAAAGCCATGCAGGCGCGCTCGCTCACGATGACGACGGGGCTGCCTTGCTTCCTCGCAGTGCAGTGGTCAGACAAAGCCGGCATCGCAGAGCTGCCGCCAAGCCACAACGACATGCACGTGGAAATGGGCGGCACAACACGACGTGACGATCCACAAGACATTGAGCCTATGGTACACTTTAGCATAGCAAACTTTAAGGAGCTGGAGCTATGACAGAGTTAGTACGTGAGATCCATGACGACGAAGAAGGCCGCCTAGAGCTAGGGCGTATCGTGTGGGACGAGGAAGTCGAGGGCGCGGTCATTGAGTGGTGCGCGGATGAGATGCCGCTGATGTCGGATGCCAGTGACGACCTTACATTCGTGATGGAGGTTCTGCGCGGGCTCATGACCGACGTGGTGATGGCGCAGGCGCTTAACCAAGCGCTGCTAAAGGAGGGCTTCACGGGGACGTATCACTAGCTCCTCAGTCTCCTCAGTTGAAGTGAGGTGGATTGAGGAAGTGAGGTAAAAGAGGCCTAAATTAGTTCCTCCTCAGTGTTTACGTATATATACGTAACTGAGGAGGTAACTTAGGACTAAGGTGAAAGTAACTGAGGAAAGTGGAGGAGTTGTAGCATGGCAAAGAAAGGGAAGCGGTCGCTGGCTAACCATAGGGACGCGAAGGCGTCAGGGACGTTGGGGAGTGAGGGCGTTAAGATTAGTGCTGGCGTATGGGGGCAGTTGCGTCCACTCGATGAAAAGGCACGAGGGAAGATTGAGCGATGGGGAGACACGTTGCCGGATCTTGTGTCACCCGATTTAGCTGGCCGCTTTGAGGCTGCTTATGAGGCTCTCTGGAAGAAGGTGCAGGAGAATGATGTGGTTGGCGTCAATCAGATCGCAACGCAGCTCATGAGGGCGTGGGACGTCTTGGAGAAGGCGGCGGAAGACGCAGGGCACAAGCCGCTGCCGCCGCACGCGTATTGCGTCGAGATCGATGGCGAGATCGTGTGCTTCGCGTTGCACGGATGGGCGGAGCTGCGGAAGAAGTATCCAAGCTGGATCGTGTACAGCTTCGAGGACGCAGCGCGCGTCATACGATTTGACTGGACGGAGACTTTCCTGAACAATGCATTCAACGCATTTCCAGATGCAAAGGTCACGCGAATGGTGCGTGACGGAGACGATCGTATCAACTGGGATTTAGGAGGAGACGAGATACCATGGTAACGAGAGACGAAATACTGGCAAGCGCCGCAGACATCATCAGCGGTGAACGCAACAAAGACTACGGCGACGCAAAGGACAACTTCCTCGACATCGCAGCGCTGTGGTCGTCCTATCTGGATCACGACTTCACAGTCGTCGACGTGGCCAACATGATGATGCTGATGAAGATCGCACGCACAAAGAAGTCGCCGTGTAAGCTAGATCACTGGGTCGACATCTGCGGGTACAGCGCATTAATCGGGGAGGTGACAAGTCGTGGTCGGTGAAGTAGGTAAGGCAAAGATTGCAGCGCTGGAAGAGATCGGAGAGGACGAGCTGTTCGAGCAGATCGCGCGCGGCAAGAGCATACGCAAAATCATGGCAGAGCAGAAGATCGGGTACAAGTTGTGGGCGAAGTGGCTCGACGCGAAGGCTGGCAGACGTGATCGTTACGCGTCTGCGCAGTTGGAGGCTGGGCATTACTACGCCGAGCGTGCAGTCGATACAGCGCAGAACACAGATCCGTCGATGGTCAACGTGGCGCGTCTGCAAGTGGACACGGACAAGTGGATGGCGTCCAAGCTGAACGCGCAGTACGACACGCGGCAACGTGACGTGGCAATCAACATCAGCGTGAACGACTTGCACGCGCAGGCAGCGCAGTTGCTTGGCGACGTGATCGACGGTGAGGCGGAGGAAGTGGATGACGCGTAGAAGGCGAAAACGCGCATTGGTTTACACTTGCATACGCGTGCGCGCGAATAGAACAAGCGTTCAATTAAGTCAACTCGCCGACGCGCTGCAACGCGGCAGAGACACAACATCTTGTGGTTTGCGCGTGGCGCATAGCTCGGTTCAATATAAAAGCGTTTAAAAGCAATGACTTACCAAAGTTTTAACATAATAGCTGTTATACGACTTGCGTTTAGCCATGCGTTTTTTGCATACCGGCGCCAGCCGCGGCGTTTTGACCCCCCCCTTCGCGAGATCGCGCCGGTGCTTTTGCGAATGACCTCCCCACGCACCCCCACCCCCCTTCCCGCAAACAGGTGTTAACATGACCCCTCAAAAAAAATTACAAGATAACCCGTTCGTCACGTTAATGCGGCGTTACCGTGACGACCCTGTCGCGTTTGCCCGCGAGGTCATCGGCATCGAGCCTGACGAGTGGCAGACTGAGCTTTTGGACGCGATCGCAGCGCCCGCTGAGCGGCGCATCAGCGTTCGCTCCGGCCACGGTGTAGGTAAGTCGACGGCCGTTGCCATGGCGGCCATCTGGCACGTGTTGATGCGCGTGCCGAGTAAGACGGTTGTCACTGCCCCTACGAGCTCCCAGTTGTTTGACGCCTGCTTTGCGGAGATGAAGAACGTGGCCAAGCGGCTAAAGCCTCCGTTTAAC